AGGAATTACTCTCTTATCTTTGAAGTAAGTATCTGTATTTGTATCTGTCCACTCGCCTAATTCCCTTACTCTAAAATTAACAAATGGCACTTGCATATTTATTTTATCATCAAACATAATTATAATGGTAGTTTTGCTACCTTCTCCTTCAACATATTTAAATTTTGTGCCTCGAAAGCCACCTTTTCTTTTAATGTTTTATTAATCATTGATTTGGTATTACTAGGATCAATCTCATTTTTTTTACAATAATCTAAAATTGCATCTATATAACTCATCTTTTTTTCTTTAACCATATTTTCTATAATTAAAGCAAATTTATTAGGTGTCAAATCACTCATTAATACATCTATTATACATTATTTGTTATTTGGTGTCAAGCGTGTAGTGTAAATAACTACCGACCATATACTTCGGTTTTTCTATCGGCATCATGCCTTGATGTAACCACGGCCACAATGGAGGAAACATAAGTAAAGAACCCTTAACACAAGGTGATGCTAATCCTAATTGTGGAAAATTAGTCTCTCCTCTTTTATTATTATCTAGGTATATAAAAAATACTAGAAATCTTTTTGCCGATTCAATATTAATAGAATCTACATGTGGATCAAAACGATCTTTATTATTTGCCAAATACTTTTTCAATCTTATTTCTTCAAAAGCATATTTGTCAGGCCACATGTGACTTGTTATTACACAATCATTTTTGTATTGTTGAAGATATTTTGAAAAGACCGATGATAATTCATATACATCATCTTGCCATTGAGTTTGATTTAAATTAACTTGTGTGAAAGACATTGGACCTTGATCGTAGGTCTCTTTTTTAGATTCACTTTCAAATTTTGTAATTAGTTCATCACAATATTTGTCACTTATCACATTTTTATAAATTTGTATGTAGTTATTCATTCATATATTATAAATTTATGCCTTTACCTAAAGCAGGATTTAATTTCATATCAAATGTTTTGTACAATATACACACTTCATTACCACCAGGTGTTTGTACGGTCGTTGTTTGCTCATACTTATCATTAGTAAATAAGGTTACAATATAAACAATTTCGCCACTAGGTCTACCGCCGTCTCTTCCGAAACTCACACTAACAGGTATAAATTTATGTTTTTCAATCCATTTATCAACCTCTGCACTCATACCACAAACACTAGGCATATTAGACCACCAAAAATCAAACTCTGGTTCAGGTGTAGGTGGTAAATGACTCTCCGCCTTAGCATGATTCAAAGTAAATGTCATACCAAATATAATAATTAATGTCATCAATATTGTAAGTAAGTTATCTAATATTTTATTTTTCATTTTCTTTAAACTTTCTATGAAACTCCTCTATGGCGGGCTTGAGGAGAGGCAAATAATCCTTTTTATTTTTTATGAAAGTTTGAGTTGCACCCTCTTCGGTTACTATTAATATAACTATCTGGTCAATAGGTTGTCCGTATTGCTCTTCATACATTTCACAATAAGCAGAAGCTTGTATAAAGTAGTTTTCTACCCACTCTTCCTTCTTCTCTTTCGTTGAGGTTTTAAAATCTATTACTGAAAGTTTATTATTAAACTCAGCGATACAATCTACACGACCTGCAACGCCCCACTTGTGACTACAAAGACTTCCCTCTTGTAGTACAATATTATTTATATGATCTAATTCATTTTTTAAGATGGTAAATAACGCAGTTGGCAAAACATCCTGCTTTGAGAGTTCTCTATTGTTAAGATAATCCTCTGTAAGTGTGTGTACAGCTGTGCCTCTCTTGGCTGCATTTCTCATTATGTTGTTTGCCACCTGTTCACCTACTGATTCACGCCATCTGGTTATACCTTCATTGCCTCTTTCCGATAGCACGGTTGTGATTGATGGATACTTCTTGCCGTCAGGTAAGACATAAAATCTTTTACCTTTTATAGTCTCGGTTGTAAGTTCTATTGGTTTTGTGGGTAAAGGAATATGAGTAAACTTCTTTACTTCAAAATTTTTTTTAAAATATTCGTGTAATGGATTCATAATATAATTATAACACATGCTAGACCAAAGGTCAAGCTACGTGCCTCGTTGCATATACATATCTGTCACTTCTTCTTGTGTAAACTCGCCAAGCGCTCAGCTGGGTTTATACTCTACATACTGAGTTTTACCTTGATCGTTTCTAAATGCTCTTAGTGTTTGTTTTCTATTGTCGGTAGGACTCTTGTATGAGCAATGAATCCATCCGCTATTAGGCTCTTCAGGATTATGATACTCTAATATCAACTGGTCAAAATCTAAATTTTCTACAATCCATTTTGCTAATTCAGCATTCGGTGTGCCAAATATCTCGAAGTCGGCAGCCTGGCCTTTAGCGTGCTGTGAATTTTTTGATGACCCTATTGCTTCACATAATTCTTCACTTCTAAACCCACTTGATACTGTCACTGGAGTTGCATAGTGGTCTCTAACAGGTTGTAATATATTCTCACATAATTTTTGTAATGCTGTAATCTGATCGTCATTAGGATTGTTGTTTATACCTTTACGCTCAGCCGTCTGGCTAGCCGTCATTTCTTTTAGGCTAAAGTTTTTACTTAGTTTCATTTATTTTCCTCTTGTGATTGCAACAATTTTTTTCAATTGTGCTTCTATGACTTCTGCTCTATTTGGCCAATGAATATAGGCCTCTGGTGATTTTGCAAGTTTAATTAATAGAGGTATGATTAGCTTTTCTAATGCTTTAAATTTTTCTCTTTGTTCTTTGCCAAGATTGTCTTTTCTTAGATCATACTCATCATCCATTTGTTTCTTAGCAATCTCTAATTCTGTTTCGTTTTTAGTGACAACTGTATCTTTTGTATCACCTACTAACCTTGTAAGTTTATCTAATTTACTTTCTAATCTGTTTATTATCTCACTAGATACAGCCTTCCCCACACCGTCTGCTGTCTGTTTAACAACTTCTTGTGTTTCTTTACTTTGTGTCTCTGAGGGTTTACTCGCTACTGAGCTAAAACCCCAATCACCACTAGTATCAAAATCGTCTAAAAAATCGAAATCTGCCATGTATATATTTATACTTTCTTGTTTGCCTTCTTTGCTCTATGTTTCTTAATTACTCTCTCAATTTGTGTGTCTTTTACTGATTTTTTGCCATATCTTTTAGCCAGTTCACTCTTAGGGTGTGCCTCTGATATCTTAGACATCACCTCTTTCCAACCACTATCAGTTTTACCATCTATTGTTCCTACACTAGATACTATGTTTAATTGTGTGGGTGGTAATAGTTTGATATGTTTCTTTTTTGTAAACTCTTCCATTTCAGATATTGACATGAGGTCTGTATATTCTTCCTTTGTTTTTGAGTTGTAAAATCTATACGTTGGCATTTGCTACTGATCCTCCTAAATATTTTATACATCCCTCTGAGTACCATTTTGGTGGTAGTTTATTTTTCCAAGTAGCAAATCTATGTTTTTTCATTATATAATATTTACGATAACTTGCAACACTATCGCCTGGTACTTTACATTCTTCAGGCATCGCTGGTGTTGCGTCTGTACCCATTATATTTAAAGGTGAGTTCTTTGGTGGAATACTTAATAATATACCTAATTTTTCTACACACATATGATCCTTTGTATGATTGTATCTTAATTTGTATTCATTATTTAGTGCCATCATATGTCTATACAACCACATATAATTGTAAGCAGATGCCATAACCCATTGTGTGCTAGGGTGTTTTAACCAACCTGCTTTGTAAATAATTGCTTCTTCGTTAGGATTTTCTAGTCGCCATCTTTTAATTTTTCTACCGTTCTTTGTATAATCAGTCCACTCTGTGCCATCTAATACTCTTTTAGCAGTACACAACATCTGAGCAGATTCTAGTATCATCTTAACAACGTGTTTATCACAACTCATTTCAGCTGCTTTAACTGGATCTTTATCTAAGTAAAATATATTCATTCTGGTCTCCTAGGATCTTTTTCTAATATTTTAGGTTTTTTAAATTTATCACCCACTACCTTACCTACATAAACAATTGTAGCAATCAATAATGCTGAAGATAACATAATGTACATTGTCTTGTGTATATTTTCAAATAACCACATTTCATAATCTGATTGTGTTCTTACCATTATATTCCATATCACAAAAGCAAGTAATTCATAAAATAATATAGTCCTATATAAATTATTCATTATTCAAACCACTTTCTAGTATAGACTAAAAAACCTACACTAATTATCATAACTAAAATACCAGTTGGGTATGGCCATTTCATTGCACCAAATAGCATAGCAATACCACCCACTATAAAAGGTAATATAATTTTTAAACCTTGATATAATTCATCAGGAAATATTTCCCATCTTTTTCTTTTCATACTTTATTATATCACTTTTAGTTAGCATTGTCAACCTAGTGTACCAACTTATTCATGACAAAATCTCTCATATCATATTCTTTTGCCAAATCAATCAGTTTATCAAACCACATTTTTTTCATGTCGTTATCTGTAGCATTGGCACAAGCCTTCGCTAAGTTTTCTAACTTTTTGATTTTTTTATCTTTACTTATCATTCACCCTCCTCTATCTTTCTTATCTTTTTAATCATTCTAATAACTCTAGCATCATAATCTTTTGTGGTAGAAAACTTATCAAGTGTTTTAATTAATTGAATAGGATCATTTGTTTGTAATCTCAATTCTCTAAATTCTTTGTATGCTGGGTGTTCATTCAATAATCTAACATATTCTTTTACACTATCACATTTACTTGGAAATACTCTCACACCCCAACCAGGCCAGTTATCAATACCTTGCGGCAATAAATGAGGTGATGATTTTTCCCAAGTTCTAATACCAAATAGATTGTTTGCTTCTTTGGCAAATCTACTTGTACCCCAACCAGACTCTAAGGCAGCCTGACCTATAATCATTTCATAAGGCACCCTTAAATGTTTCGGTGTTTTAAAATTAATATAGTTGATACATTTATGCATCGCCCTAATAAATTGTGTATCATTAATATAAGTAAATTCAGGTTCTTGTAAATCCATTTCTTTTATTTTATTCATGTAAAACTTATCTAGTTCAGCATTTACATCTGCGACAGCAGACTTATTAGGATAATAAGTGCCATAGAAATATGAACCAACCATTAAAATTAATACTGCGAAAAATACCTTGGTATACGTCCATGCTTTATTTAATACTTTCTGCCAATTAAAGTTTGCCATCTTTAATCACCTTTCTAATATCTTTGATAGTTTTCTTTTTATCTATCATAACATCATACCACTTAAATCTTACCATATGTTCATTACTAGGTCCGATCAATGGCACATCATATTGTCTTTGAAAAGTTAATAGACCTTTCAGATATAAGGGCACAAGAAGATTGACCGTGCCGTCTGTATGGTCTTTAGGCACCGTAGGTGTTTTAAAATAACCTTTGCCTTTTACTAACATCTGTAATATATCTTTTGATTTTTTATCTAGTCTCATTGACAATCATCACCTTTCCATTTAGTGCCTAATATACCATCTAAGGGTGATGGTTCTCTTTTTTTATTATCATTCATAGCGGCGTTATATGCCACCTTATAGGCAATGAAAAAACCTATAATAGTGATAGGCATACCTATAATAAACATTAATAATCCGTGTGCTAAATCCATATTATCTTAACCTTCTTTGACTATCCATATATAAAGGACCAGTCCATTGTATCATATAATTACCAGTAAGCACGTTACCTCTGGCAGAATTTAAAGCAGGCGCATTGTAACCAGCGGCTTTCAATATATCACCTTTTTTAAAATGTTTAAAATCTTCTTTTACAATAAAACAAAATACGCCGTTTTCTTGTACAACTTTAATATATTTTTTACCATGAGAAACTTTAGTATTAGAATCCCATTTATCAGTTTGTTCTAAAGAATAACCAGTAAGTTCTTTTGTACCATTTGATGTACTCATTCTTACATAGTCAGCTTTTGCACCAGACATTAAGAATTTTATTCCCTCGTCAAGTGTTTCACATTTTTGCGATACTTTAATCATAATGTTTTATCCTTTTTGTTATCATTTATTCTTATAATATACCGTATTTAGGGCGGAAAATCAAGCAAAAAATGGAAAAAAATGGATAAAAAAACCCTTATAAATCAACACTTTTGAGATATAAGGGTTTTAAAATGAGAACAAAACGAGAACAAATTATTGGTTTTTCATAAAATTGTCGTTCCAGTTAAATGCTTCTTTAACTAGATTCGCTGTGAAACCCTTGTACTCATTGTTC